GAGGATTCCTCAGAACGACATCGTCGCAAAATCCATTGATGGATTTCGGGGCGATGTCAGTCGATAACATAAAGGCGTCGAGACTACCCTCATCAACGATGATTGTAGTCACTTCGCCTCTGAACTCTAGTGCCTTAAGGACTGCATTCTCATCGGCATCGATGCGAACCCAGTTCCTAATGGACATTCTCTCAATACAGCGACCGGTAAGCTTGTTTTGCGCAAGCGAAACGAGCTTCCGATCGTCTGTAACAATGATAAAGTAACGACCCTCCGACCTTGCAATTCTTTGCAAGATCAGGGGGTCGTCTTCCAATAACTGAACAGGAGGCAGTTCGTATTCTTCTCCCTGAAGAATTCGATCTACGTTCCTGTTGAACCATTCAAAGAGGTCGCGTTCGGCACGCCTTTTAGGCGTGTCGTCCGCGAGCCTCGACGAGAATCTATGCACATAGTCGAACCCGGGGATGTCGACCGTCCTCGGGTCCGAAGATCTGAGATCGTCTATGTGCGATGTCATATAGTAGTCGACTGCCATTGTCTTCCGCAGAAGATAACGGCAATCGGCAAACCTATTCTTGAACTTTACCACAACCTGATACACTTGGTCCCGAGTGTATTCAGGCTCTGGTAATACCCTAGTCCTCAGGTTCTCGAACAGGTCCACGTTTTGGACCTGTTCGAGTTCCTGAATTCGTTTTTGAAACAAGTAAATACCTTCAACCTCTTGCGAGGTTGTAAGGTGTTTACTTTCAGTCAACCGTTGTAGTACCCCGAGAGGAAACAAATTTGTTTTCTCCCGGGGAACTACCATCAATTGTTTGATGGGGTCGTCATCGGGAATCGTGAATTCCTCGACGACGAGCTCCTTCTCGAAATGTCTCTCGGCGGACTTCACTGATTTAACATCAGTAAGGTTCGTCGGGATTAAACCTAGCAGCTCGCGCATAGCCGTAACCGTGATGTTTACGACTTTGGCGGGCTGGCTCCATATTGCGTTCGTCCAAGACACCGGATCCCAGCGATCCGGTGTCTTGCCGATCGAAAATATCTCGTGGGGGAGGTACATGGGCTTCTGCTCATATCTCACCCCCAAGCATACATCCTGGCATGCGCTAGCGACACTAAAGAGGGCCCCCTCTATAGTGCCGTTGGCGTAATGCGCATCTTTACCGAGCAAGGTCACCTTTCCATCGATGATGGAAGAGTAATCTGCTCTATCTTTCTTCGTATCTATCACCAGCCGAATTTTCGGGTGGTCTAGATACGGCATCAATCTGTTATCTTTCAGCTTCGACGCCGTTCGCACGGTATTGAAGCGATCGATAGGAATACAGAAGACCTCTTCGCAATAAGTTCCCCAGGAACTTGTTGTGAAGGTGTCCAATGGCGAAAGATCGTAGCCCAACATCCGAGCAGCTCGGTTGTAGGCATCGATCCATCTTGTAATCTGCGGTTCAGTGCTGGCCCCGAGGATGATTGCAGTATCATCCCCGTTGCCATCATGGACCTTCTTGACATCTGGTTCGTGGACACTAGCGTAGTGTTCACAAATCGGATGCGCTAACGATAGGTTGGTCTTGGTCATCGGGTCCCCCATGGGGACACCGTTGACCATAGTACCAATGAATTTCCCGTTGCGAAACAAGTCTTTCCGGCCTGGCCAGAGACACTTGATCGCATTGTACACGTCCTGCGGTACCCTCATCTTTGCAAGCAAAGATAAGGTGACCGCATGGGCCGATTCATGAGATGGCCGGTCCGTCGCCTTTTCCCAGTCAACTGAGAAAACGCGGCGGACCTTCTCAAAGAGGACGTGTCCATCGACCGGATCGAGGTGATCGATCCGCTCAATGAACTTCCATCCAAGTCTTCCTGCAGTCAATCCATTCCTCAACGAACGTTGATTTTTGATTGCCTGCATCGTCATATGCGAGAAGGGTTGTAACAGTGCATCCTTGAAAAAGGATCCACTGGTCACAACCCTACATTTACCGTTCTCTCTGATTCCGGCGATATTCGTCCTGAATATCGTCGGGTCAGAGGTCTCAACTGCCTCCACAGCGGACCAGAAGGCCCAGTTTCCCAACTGGCCCCCCTGGTTCACCGGTGAGAACTTCGGAATCGGGGGAAATTTTGACTTATTAGCCTTAATAAATCCAAACTTCCCCTCCTTAGATTTGGGGTTCTCAACACACGCACTAGTAGAAATACTAATTCGCATGTTGGGATTCCCACCATTGACTTCAGTCACGACGCCCTCCGCCACCCCATCGATGCATTGGGTGAGGAGGGCGTCGGGCTCAAATGATTTACGGTTGGTGACATCAACGATAAACTTATCGATGGTATCCTCGACCGTTTTCTGACCAACTAGTCCAGTGGCCCGCGTCTGTGTGAACACACAGACGCGGAACATCTTGGACTTTGAAGTAGACTTGGCTATCGGATTGTAGATCTTCAAGAGTTCTGCAATCCAAGAGCCATAGTACCGTGATTCCCGCTCAGAAGGCGTGTATTCGAGGCACTCGAATGCATGCTTCCTGAGCTTCTTGCGAAATAATTTCAGATCGGCCACCAACGCGTCATAGCGTTGGAGACCGTTCGAAATTAAATTGTTCATAATCCTGTCAGCGACCGCGTACTCGCGGCCCTTGACAGGAGAATAGAAAACCTCCGGGAACGATATCAGCAATGCTGACATCACTCCGTCGCAGGTGTGA